CCTGCTTCTACGCTCTGGGAAAGAGGTATTACGTTCGCACCGCGATACTTAAATATCTGGATATCCCGAGGGACGGGGCGGTTCCCAAGCCACGGTGCGGCAACCCTCTCTGTATAAACCCGTATCACTTTGAGTATCACAGTGAGAAAAATGCGAAACTAACCAGCGGCGACATTCAAATGCTGCTAGCCTTCCATGGCCAAGGCGCTTCTGCTCGTCAGATCGCCAAGGCACTTAACGTAAACCGCTCAACGATCTACAGGAAGCTCAAGGATGAACGTCTTCATTCTGGGATTGCGCGTCACCTCTGAGGCGCAGACAGACGAAGGAACGACCAACGTGCTCGCCGAGGCTTTGCCTTCCAACGACAAGCGAGTCGCAACCAAAATCCAACTCCTTCAAAAATCTGACCATTACGTCGGAAAACTCCTCAGCAATCTTAAAAAAGGTCAAACCGTCCTAGCGCTGGGTCCTACGCGGGCAACCGTAGATGGTGTCCTGCAGATGCAACCCATGCTTGTGGTCACCGAAGAAAACTTCAGTGATTTGCTGGCGATTAACCTGTTCATTGCCACGGGGGGCCTTGGTCCTAAAGCAGACGAAGTTGAACTGGGTGATTCGACCGTAACCAATCGGTCCCTTGCCTGGCAAGCTGAAGACAGTGAAACACAGTGGTTCAAAATCACAGCGTGGAATGAGCTGAGTAAGCAACTCTCTGATCTTGCACCGGGGACACCAACTATTGCAGTTGGTCGAGTATCCACTTCCGAAAAAGACGACAAAAACTACCTGAACTACAACCTGGACAAAGTTCTTTATCTACCGAAGTCGACCCGTAAGGCACCTACTAAGGCTGCCGATCCTGAGAAGGGTAAGGTCGCTGCCGCTGCCCTTGGATCTATTGATTTCTCGCTCTGATCTCCTCCGCTAACTAACTGATGTACATCGCTGGCGAATTTTCCGAATCGGAAATCCTGTGCAACGTTCCTCCGCACACACTACGAATTGATCTCCAAGCTCGCCGTTGGAAATCCGACGTCGATCCTGACTCCGCCATCGTCGACCGAAACGACAACGGAATTCCTATTGAATTCATTTTGCTCGGGTTCAGTCCGTTCTATGGCAACCTTGGGATGCGCCAAGGCGAAGAGTTCCTTCGCATTGCCTACATCGGCGTGTCTCCCAAGCATCGCCTGCTGCCCCCACGCTGCGTAACAACCAGCATCATCAGCGGCAAGTCTTCCCAGAAGAACTTCATCTCTTACTTCCAGAACCTGTACAACAACAGGATCAACGTAGGCACCGTGGTTACGACCACGAAATTCGAGACTCGCTCCTTCAACGAGCGCGATCCTATGACCGGTGCCGACGGTGCCAAGATCAACTACAACGCACTTTCGTTTGCCGATCGGCCGCCCCAAAACGAAGAAGAGGAGCAGCTGATCAAGGACATTGCCGACTGGCTCAAGAACGGCGGCGCCGAGTCTGCTAGCAACGTGCTGAAGTCTGTGATCCCTGGTGGTGATCTGGTGGAGCTGCCCCTCGGCGGAGACCACGCAGCAATTAAAGCTGCGTTTCAAGCTGCGCGTAGTCACCCGACTACCGAACAGCTTGCTTCCGCCGGTGATCCCAAAGCTCTGGCTGCAGCCGCCGAACCCCCCTCGGCAAAAAAGAAACTTGAGCTTACGGAAGAACAAGCCAAGAAGCTCGGTTTAGATTTCTGATCTAAACTGATCCAGAGCCAAGGTCTGAGCCTCCTACGCGGGGGCTTTTTTTTACATGCTTTCTGACTACCGCCACAGAATTAAATACAAGAACCTGTGGATCGCAATCGTTATTCAAGATTATGGGTTTGCAGGTAATGTGGCCCTGAGCATCTGCAAAAGCAAGCGAGCCCAGAACGATTGGTTCTGCAACAGAAAGAACAAGAGGGCACGCAGAGCAGCTCGCATTCAAAACGTGAGCGACCTGAAATGCTGGGCAGCCTGCGCCCGTCTCATGCGTCTCGTCTTAGACTACACTTCACACCCTCTGTTTATCTACCCCGAAGACAGCACCCGTGACGTGCTGATGCGCTACGCAGAACGCTGGGGTTTTGAGAGGGGGTCAGACAACGTCTGGGTCCGCGTCTGCATCTAAAAGAGGCGACTCTCCGCCATACAGTTCGGTTAACGGCGGAAGTTCCACGCCGGTCCGAGCGCACCAGTTGACGAGCCTCGTAAACAACCCGCCCTTGATCAGGTATAGCCGATGTATATCCCCGAGGATCTTCACAAGCTCCTCTTTGGTTAGCTTGTCTGCGTCCCTGATGACCCGCTGGTGAAGGAAACTTTGTTCAGCGGTGAGCTCGAAGAGACGCATGAGACTCGGTGACCCTGCGTTAAGCCTAGGATCAAGGCACTGCAAACAGGATTAGAATTCATCTTTTCCTAACGTAATCAAATCACCATGAGCACCAACTTCTATCAAATCCCTCAAGGCATTGTTCATCAACTATCATCACGTCTCTCTTTGACTGGCAGGCTGTTGTTGCCCTGCGATCTAGAAGGACAACTGGCGGCTCAGTTCAACCAACAACAGTTGGACTGCGATAGCTACGAAAAAGGAGTCCATATCTTCGATCCACTTTGGTGGACCGCAAAACAAGGTGTATACGATTGGGTAATCGCAAACACAACAGGATTAAAAGAAGAGACACACTACGTTCTAGACTACGGCATAAAAATAGCAAACGAAGGTGTGATTGTATTAGACCGCTTAAGCTTTCTAGAGCCCGTAGCTAAACGGCGCAAGTTGTTCCAAAACAGTAAGCTGTCTGACTTGATGATCTTCTCGCCACGGCCGCAGTTCAGCACTGTCAGCAAGTCGCGTGATTCCGTAACGTCCGCATGGTTTGTCTTCAGGCAACCGAAGAACTGGATGGATGGCACGAACATCGAGTTTCTTGTAGATTGGCAGTCAGTTCCGCCCCTCCCCTTAAATCAAAGTGCATAAAATCGAAAAACTTCACCGGGAACTGCTTGAAAAACTGACGGAGACAAACCGTGGTCTTGATCGGATCGCATCATTACTCGTTTCAACCCAGCTACTCCAGGAATGCGTTTCCCCCGACGGCGAAGCAAGAGATGCAGAGACATGCGCAGAAATTGTTACTGAGTCTTTTAACGCAGGCCAGTGCCTCCACGAGCAAATGATTGATGCTCAACGGGACTTCAAGTATCAAGTAGATGAGTTCTATATCGGTGGGGACGACAGTGACGAGGAAGACGAAGATGATGATGGCCCCTCTCCGCAAATAGCTTTAAGGTTTTAATTCAGCATCAACAGGTATAGAATACTCAAAGATTTAAGACGGAAATTCCCGTCTTCCTTAACGTGTCTAATAGTACCAGGCTCACGGTCAACGGTTTACGTCACTACCGTTGCGAAGGTGTAGATGTGCCTTTGCCTTCGGTGACATCTGTTTTATCCGCCACGCAGAGCGCCGAGACACAGCGTAAGCTAGCGCATTGGAATGCGTTAAATCCAGGCGTGGCTGACGCTGCCGCAGCTCGTGGAAGCTGGATCCATGAGGCGGTAGAGAATCACATCAGGGGGATTACAGTAAACCCCAGAGAAGATCTTAAGCCTTATTGGAAGGACGTTCCAGAGAAAGTTGATGAATTGATCGGCAGCGGACGCGTCCTATGGAGTGAAAAACCCTACAACCAACCTGGTTGGTCCCGTTACGTCGGGGATGACGGAGTCGGACGCATACACTACTACGACGCTCCAACAGGCCATGGCTGGGCGGGCTGCTGCGACATCATTTATAAAGACAGCAACGGCGAAATCATCCTGGGCGACTTCAAAACGTCCGTAGGGCCATACAGCGCGAAGTTCCCCTCAAGCAAAGCTGATATCCCAGAGAACTTAAAGAAAGCCCTAATCAGTGGAGTCTTTAAATTTAAGAAAACGAAACTCCAGCTTGCTGCCTATACAATCGCAGCCGAAAAATGCTTGGGTATTAAAATATCGAAAACCCAGATAATTGTATCTACTCCTATACCTGAATATAGCGTTCAGGTATTTAGTTTCGGAGAAAAAGATATAGAAAAAGACAAAGAAAACTGGTGGCAAATAGTGCGAAAATACTACGACACTCACGACGTAACAGGGTGAGTCTCATCTAAGATGATCGAATCTAGAGAGATTCGGTTGTTACAGAGCAAACCATGCGCGCTGCGCTTTTCTGTGCCAGAATGTCCGGGCCACAAGGGGTCTCATGGAATTTAGTTATTCGATCAACGACGAAGTTCGCGAATATCTAAATCCGAAGACCGGAAAGATAGCATCGGGCGGTAACTTTGCTGCCTTTAACGAAAACTGGAAAGCATCCAGCGACTCGACAGAAGTCATCGCGAATCGAATCGCGGCAGGTTCCGGTCTGTGTGCAGCACAGCTGATTGAAGGCAGACGCAAAAGCGGAGACACCGGATTCATAAAAGCCGGTTTGGTTATCATCGATATTGACAATCAGGCAGACGGTAAAGACGAGAACGGAGAAAAGATAAAGGACATTCAGTTAACAGTTGAACAAGCACTTGAATTAGATATATGTAAGAAGTACCTATCGTTTGCGTACTATTCCCCGAGCAACACACCCGATTGGCCCAGGTTCCGTCTCGTTTTTGGACTCGAACGAGACATCATACAACCGGATTTCTACCAGTGGTTTGTACGGCAAATCGCCGTACAGATTCCCGGCTCAGATAAGCGTGCGACACAGACCGTCAACCTGTTCTACGGCGGTCGTGGCCCGCAGGATCTGATCTGTACAACGGACAAATTTATCCCTACCTGGCAGATCGATGAAGGAGCCCGAGTATTTTCCACGCTGCCGCAAGACGCTTCGCTTAAGCATGATGCTCGCGAAGCACTGAATTGCCCCCTAGAGGCGGACGGATGCCAGCTTGATCTGTTGCTCAGCAAATCCGTTCAGAACATGCTGCACGGCGAGGCGGTCGAAGACCGGAGCCTAGCCATGGCAATCGGTCTCAAGGAAATCATCGGCTGGGCTAACTGGTGCAACGGTCATAACGTCACCCTGACGGAGGCCCCCCTTGACGTTGCGCACCGTCTGTTCTACTCTATCTACGAGTACGCCCCAGAGCTAGACGGCAAGTTCAACCGCATCCTGAACTCGATCGCAGACGCGACGAGCCTTCGACCAGCAGCGGCCATCGTGGCAGAAGATGCCGAAGTGGCGTGCTGGAAAAAAGTTAAATACGCAAACCGTTCCGTATTCGCAGAGCAGTGTCCCGACTCCGTCAAGGATCGGATCAAAGCAAAAAAAGCACAACCAAAAAACTCTGTGCTTTCAATCGACGACTTCGATCTGACTAGCGAGCCGTCGCCCAAAACAACATCAACATCCACAAAAACACCCGACGAAGAGCCCATGGTCGCCACGCCGCAGACTCCTGCACAACTGATCAACCTGCAAAACAACGACCGTGCGTTCAGCGAGAACGACATTGCCGAAGTTATCTCCAGTAACTACGGCGATCAGTTCCTGTACGACTCCTCTCTCGACGAATTCTTTAGCTACGACGACGAGGAAGGGATCTGGTTCCTGAGCGACGAGCAGCATATCAAACGGCGCATCCTTAAAGCTCTAGATACGTTCGTGCAGACCGGCATTCTGCAACGCTACAACAGCGGAACCGTCAACAGCATTTTCCTGTTGCTGAAAGCCCGTCTGCTTCGCTCCATCAAGGGCGGACGTAAGTCCATCTGGACTTCCAACCGAGGCAAGGTGGCATTCCGAAATGGCGTTCTGGACGTGGAGACCCTGGATTTTGCCGACGGTTTCCAGCGCGATCTGTACTTCCGCAGCCGCCTCGGTTTTGACTTCAGCGAAGACACCAACTGCCCGAAGTTCCTGAGCTGGCTGAGTTGGGCAGTAGGAAAAGATAACGTCGTCATTATCCAGGCATTCTGTCGGGCTGTCCTTGTCGGTTACGCAACGGGCGAGCGCTTCCTCCACCTGATCGGTGCCGGTGGTTCCGGTAAATCCACACTGCAACAGGTTTTGATTGCGCTGGCGGGCTACACGGGCACGCATACGTCCGACCTGGAGACGATCGAAACCAACCGATTCGAAGGGCACAGCTTGATCGGAAAGCGGCTCTTGCTACTGACCGACGAAGCTTCGTTTAGCCGCCGCCTGGACACCCTCAAAAAGCTGACGTCCGCCAGCGACACGCTGCGGGCCGAACGGAAGTACGGCAAAGAGGTGATCAACTTCAAACCCGAGCTCCTCGTTTCAATCGCATCGAACGAGCACATCAGCAGCTCGGACATCAGTAGTGGTCTGGAGCGCCGGCGCCTCACGATCGTGATGAACAACGTCATCAACCCCTCGAAGCGCAAGAACTTGATCAGCGTGTACCCAGACCACATCGAGGGTGAGTTCGCTCCCGAACTGCCGAACATCGCCGCCTGGGCGCTAAGCATGGGACATGATCAAATGCGTGAAGTGCTGGCTAACCCGACCAAGTTCGCTCCCACGCTGAACACGACGAACATCGAAGCTCTGATCTTCAACAATCCGATCGTGGCTTGGCTGGCTGAATGCACTATGTACGCACCAAACTCCTATACCGTGCTTGGTGCTGGTGCCCTTAAACCGAACATCGACGAACAGGAGAAGGGTCTGTACGTTAAAAACGCATTCACAGAAGTGTATGCGAGCTATTGCAACTTCGCCAAGTGCAACGGTTTCAGGACGATTGCCAAGCCCCGCTTCGTGGACCGTCTGCGCGAGACAACAAACAACGTGTTGAAAGTACCCGGCGTGCAGTCTAAATTCATAAATGGCAAAGCTGTCATTCAAGGACTCGTAATCAAGCCCTATGATCCGACCACGGATCCGCGTAACCGGGGTGATAATCGACTGCCTTCACCGGTAGACTTTGCTGCAAACCCCAACGTCTGGGACAAGGCGTTTACGGAACACGACCCAAAACCATCAAATGCCGATCAATAAAACTCTGATCGCTACATGCGCCGGCTTCGGGCTAGCGCTCGGTTCGATTGCGATGCAACCAGGAACTTTTCCTGTGTTTGGGGCTGCTGCCGGAGGCTCGCTGGTAACTGCAAGCCTGATCGGCAGCAAGAAAGACAGGGAAAAGGAAGAAGCTGAACGAGCAGCAAAAGTTTCGAAAGCGCTGAGCTTTTGCTACGAAAACTTCAAAGGTCTAGTTTCTCCGCAGCAACTAGCTTTCCACGCAGAGCTCGAATTACCGCAAGCGGAAAAACTGTTGGAGAGTTTGATTTCAACGCAGAACGGCGGGCAACGCGTGGACACTCCAATGGGAGCTGTTTACTCCTTTGATCATCCTTCACAAATACTGACACAGCTCACGCTGAATGCCAAAGCATGGGCGGACAATCAAACTGACGAAGTATTTAGGGAGAATGCTGTACTAAAACAACAAATTCAGATTATGAGCGGCCAGATCCAGACGCTCACAGCCGCCACGCAAGCGCGTAATTTTGTCCCGCGTGCCGCAGAGGTTGCTAAAGAACTGTTCCAAAAAAATAACCGGGCGCCGGAAAACACAGACGACCCTTGGAAAAACATGATATAATTAAGAAACGCGCGAAGAAAGCCCCGGTCGTCCCCATGAAGGATTACTGGGGCTTTCTAGTAGGCAAGAAAGATCTCGTTCGAGTTTGATGGCCTGAGCGTGAGACGTCTCAGTAGGACGAAACAGAGGCTCAGGCTCTATCGAAAGCTAGTTTAAAGTCAAATTTGCTCCTAATTTGAAGTTAATTAGAAGTTCGTTAGGAGATCTCCAAATTCTCGATCACCCGCCAGCCGTCAACAGCGGGATTATTCGAAGCTAGGACAGCCTTGACTGTAGTAGGCACGTAAGCAGACAGAATGCGTCCAATGTCATGAGCGATGTATTTGTGTTCCTTTTGAGTTCCGTTAGCCCCACGCAAGCCGACATAAAAAATCCAATCCCTCAGCGTGCCCTGCATATGTAAACGGGTAGGTGTGCACATCGGCAGGATGTTTCGGGCGCATTCCCGAGCAACACCGGACTCCAGCAGAGTGTGATACAACTCCTCGATATCCGAAAAAACCTCTTTGACGCGTTCTTTCAATACTTGCTTAACCGTCTCGTCCGCAAACTCCAAGCTGTTTTGCCGATCTTTAAAATCTTGAGCCCGCAGTTCGAAATCCCAACAGCCTTCCCAAGCGTCATCCAGAATCTTATCTGGAGTACAATAACGCTGCGACAGTTCTTGATAGTGAAAAGCCCTGTGACGTATAATTTGCGCTGAAATTGCGCGGCTCGTTATAATTTCAAACGAAGCACAGACCTGCTCAAAGACGCTAAAATGACCCTGGTTAACACAGAAAGTAAGGAGTTTTTGAAACTCCTCCTTGTCCGGATTTTTGGTGCTGGCTCGGGCGTGCCTGGCGACAACCTTCTCAGGGTTGTCAGTAATCCAATCGAGCTTAGCGTTGTGCAAACGATTCACCGGCAGGCTGCTGGGTCGTAGGTACTATACCGATTGCGGACGCCACGCGTTCCACAATGCCGGGATTTTCCTTGATGACCTGGCCGGCCCAGCGATCTCCGTACTGAGGGATGGCTGAAGGATTGATATTGATCAGGGAGCCTGCGAAACGATTCATGTTTTGGGGAACGTCTGTTGGTAACGGAGTCGCGAAGTAACTTCAGAGGGCGTCACAGCGGACATGCGTGCGGCATCTAAGCCAAACCGCTGGCCCGCCATGCGGATCGGAAAGTCGTTGTCCTTCATTTCCGCGAATCCTTCTTGAGCTTAGCTAATGCCAGCAAGTTGTTCATCGTATTGCTGCTCTGATACGGATATTCGTCTGAAAACGAGGGCGTGTTGAGCATGGTTTGCTTAGGTACAGAAGTAAGTTGCTGCATCATCATCCTGTTTTTAGGGTTATTTTCGTTAAGCGACATCATGTACTCTGCTTGACTCATATCGTCCGGAGACTCAGGCAACGGTATATTGCGTTGGTTATAACCTGCAGGTCCCACAAGGGCCGTGGATTTTTTGATATTGCCTTCGCCGTATTCGACAGGACCTACAGGAGGACGACTGTAGATGCCGCGATCGTGAGCAAACTGAGAAGACACACGGTTCATGTCATCGAGTTGCGCCACGCGGCGAACGCCGGGCATCGGCGGCTGATTTAACATGCCGAAAGTCGGCATCGCTAACCGAGGGGCAGCTTCAGGAGCTTTGCCTGCGTCGGAGCCGGGAACAATCGGCATTACTTACCCCGTCAAATACGCATAAACCTGTTCTAAGGATAACATCTCGCGCACGTGCACGTTAATGCAGAAATATCGTTAGCTTTCGAACGGTAAAAATCTTCGCACAGATTAGCTACAGCCGCATTATAAGCAATAGCAGCTTCTAATTTGCAGTTGTATTCCCCCAATATTGTAAGTTTTTTGTGAATACGAAGTTGGGCTCGCCATTTTTGTGCGGAAGCTATCCAGGAGACTCCACGTGCGCCGCTGCTGTTACTCGCCAACATACAACGGTTGTGATTTTGTTGACTTCTATCCGCGAGTCTAAGATTTGCTATGTTGTTGTTTAAAGAATTTTTGTCTATGTGATCTATTTCAAATTTTCCAGGATCGTGGCCTGTGCTCAAGAAATAAACTACACGAGACACTAAATAACAATCTTTGTTGAATTTAATCTTCCATTGAGCGTGGCCATTTACTTGCTTAGTTAAACAACCTGCCCAAGCACCAGCCGGCGCATTACTAGCCCTCCGATCGATCCAGATCAAACCTGACTCAGGACGACCGAATGTTGTAATAGGTTTTACTGCTAACCAATTAAAAAAATCAGAGGGCAAAGGCTTCCGACAAGCTATACTGTTAGACATCGACCTGACAAATAGGTTGATCACGCTCCGGG